GGTTATTCCTGTTAAGCCCTGGTGCACCGGTAAACAATTGCCGCTGGGCTTCAATCCAATGGACCTGGGATCAGTGAGACGGGTTCGCGACTGTACCGGTAGCGGATCACTGGTCCAGCTGGGATGGGCCGCGCATTGTGCGTGGACCCTGAAGCTGCAAGCGGCAAGCGTCAAGCTTCAAGCTTGACAATACAGAATAAAGGATTATAAAGGATTTATGAATACAAAGAAAGCATTAGAAATTATCGGGGGCAGCCTAAGCAAACCGTCAAAGATGCCGGGCTGGTCGATAGGTTTACCTGCCAAAGAATGCAAAACCGGCGCCAAGCTTCAGAAGGTCAAGGGCTCAGTCTGCTTCGACTGTTACGCCATGAAAGGCTGTTATGTGTTTAAGGTTGTTCAGGATGCACAGTATAGAAGGCTTCGAGCTATACAAGACCCGGACTGGGTTGAAGCAATGGCACACTTGATCAATAGCAAGAAGCCGGACGTGTTCAGGTGGCATGATTCAGGAGATGTCCAGGATCTGGAACACCTTCAAAAAATTTATGCTGTCTGCAGGTTAACACCTTCTAAGCGTCACTGGTTACCGACCCGTGAAGCATGGATAAAGGATCACCTGCAAGATAAGCCAGACAATTTAGTCATACGATTTAGCGCGCCCATGGTAGACCAGCGGGCGCCTGCTTCGTGGCCTAACTCTTCAGAGGTTGTAACTTCAGGGGCTAGCTGTCCAGCTGCAAAACAAAACAATGAATGCAGGGACTGCCGGGCATGCTGGGACGCCTCAATTAAAACAATTTCATATGGTATACATTGATATGTGGCATCATCCAAAGTATTATAGAGAATTACGAAAGCTACGTAATAAACTGGACCAGACAATTAGCAATTCAAAAGCGACGGCTGACGATAGCGTTCGTTCTGGTCCGGGCCCCAAGCAACAAGCTGCAAGCGCCAAGCTTCAGGCTCCGAGCGACTCAAATAACAAGCCGCAAGCTTCAAGCGACAAGCAACAAGCTTCAAGCTCCAAGCCGCAAGCTTCAAGCTCCAAGATTTGATCACCACGAAAAAGTTTCACGGCACACGAACCGAGGTGCTGGACCAAGATAAAACTGTTCTTTGGATGCTTCACGTGGAACGCAATTTGATGGGGAGATAGACGTACTTTGTTACTCTTCGTAACTTTAAGTTCTACTGTGAAAAAGGTGCCAGAATCATTATAGCCCAATAGATCAGGAGTGCCGTGTAAGCCTTGATTTTCAAGTCGAATCCAGGAAATTTTAGGTATAAATTTTTTAACTTTTGCATATAATTTTCGCTCGGGTTTCAAGGTAACTAGGGCTTTCTAATCTGGTGAAGTAGGAGCGATAATTATCTTTTGTCTCGTAGGTTTTAATACAACACGAATAGCACTTTGTCCAATAATATTTGACTCTTGCACTTCAATTCTTTTAATTTCTTCAAGATGACCATTAACTTCCATATATATTTTAGCATTAGAAACTGCGTTTCCTTTTTTGCCATCAGTAAATTGATCTAAGTATTCCTGTAGATGTTTAACAAACATTATTGACTTTATAGGATAGTTACCTTAAATTGTCAATCATGGGATTACCAAAAAGACTTACAGAAATGCAACAGAGATTCTCCGAGTTTTTAGTATTCGGAGGACCTGACGGACCTATGACTAAAACAGAAGCCGCCCTGGCTGCTGGATACAGTCCTAAACGTGCAAGACAAGAGGGGTCGGAGTTAACTAATCCTAAGCTATCTCCACTTGTTGTTAAGTACATAGGAGAATTGAAAGAAGAAAGATTAAGAAAGCATGAAGTTACCTACGAAGGACACGTAGCTGAACTTGCCAGACTTAGAGAAGCTGCTTTGAAGAAAGGGTCTTTCTCTTCTGCTGTAAATGCTGAAGCAAATAGAGGAAAGGCAGCAGGACTATACATAGACAGAAAAATAATAAAAACTGGGAAGCTAGAAGACATGTCAGAACAAGAATTAGAAGCAAAGATGAAACAAATCTTAGACGACTACGGGTCTCTAATAAATGTGACTCCATCTACAACTTCTGAATCTTCTTTACCCAAGCCCGAGGAATCATCGTCCGATCCCCAAAAGTAATTTCATTCTCATCTTTATCGTAAGACGCAAATAGTTTAATTGATTTATTATCTTTAGAATACAGCCAACCTTCGTTAACAGGTCTTGCTAACTTCATCTTATCAAACTCTTTTTCAGTAGCCCAGCCCGAGTCACTGACACAGTCAATCCACTCCACTCGAACTCTCGGATAAGGTATATCGGGAGCACCTTCAGTTGCGATTCTTTTACGTCTTTTCCTAGGCATGTATAGTTTATATCACAGATTTTTTTTATTAAAATATGCATTCGCGCGCGCGAACCGAAATTTGATAGTACATTATAAAGTGTACCAAAAATAAAAAGTGTACTAAAAAGTGTACTACTTTTGACCTTATTTTATGCGGTAAAACTGCAAAAAGTACACTTGGACACTTTTTTTCGGAGATAAAAAAATATTTTTTGTAATCTGTCACAGAATCTTATAGTAAGTTCTTTTCTGCCTTATTTTCGACACAATATTTCCTCATTACGGACAACTTCTCTTCTGCTTTGCCTATTTGGCCCAACAGCTTGTCCACTTCTCCGGTAATATCGACGTGCTCTGGTATCACCATGTTGTGGTCCTCTATGCATTTTATCTTGTATAACGCATCTTCAATCTCTGCTTCATATCTCTTTAGAAGCGTTCTAAACAGCATATCATTCATCTTTGTCCTCCTTTGTCACAATATTGCCATATTTATCCATGTACATCAAGAATAGCTTTTTGCCATCAAAATAGTATCCATGAAATTCTAATTTATTTTTTAAAGTCTTCTGCTTTGATTTGTACATCAGCTTTCTCCTTTTCGTCAAATTTTAAGTCATAATACATGTCTAATCTTTTTAAAAACTTATGTTTCCATTGTCTTAATTCTGCCCCACTTACAATAAACTCTTGGTAATATAGGTCCGGTGTGCATACCATTATTATACCTTGTTCAATTTTACTATTGTGCACATAGTCATGAGCCATAGCGTACGCCGCTATTTGCATTTTATAGTCGTCAATCCAGTCTTCTCTTTTTGGTCTATTTGATTGTTTAAAATCTACAATACTATCTTTGCCGTTATGTACGCAAACCAAGTCAGTAGACCCAGCGTATAACCCAGGATAATATAACGTGACTTCCGAGCCGTAATACTTTTCGACTGGCGCGAGACCGATGTCAATAACTTTTTCGGCCATGGCTTTCGCCTTCTGTCCGAGTTCTGTAAGATCATCGTACCCAGTGCCGAGTATATAATGCTCCAAGAATTTGTGCATGGCAGTTCCCCGCCTTGAAGATAAATTTTTGATTCTGTCCGCTTCTTCTTCTCCAACTTTGGCCTTCCATTCTTTTAAAAATTGTTGATCTTTGGTAGCGCCTAATATCGTAGTTACACTAGGAAGTCTAGAACCATTTACATCATAGAGCCGTGTTCCTTGGTCCTCGATCCTTGAGGCATTAACATAGGTGTATTTACTACTATACTTGATAGGTTTACCAATGCTATGATACTCATCCAAATCTTTATCCTCCATCATTTTAAATTATTTATTACGTAATAGATTATAACTAATCCAATCAGTAAACAGACCATATTATAACCAAACATACCTACTCCGTAAGCAGCCGTCATAACTTCTCCTTTAATTCTTTAAGATACTTTTCTTCTTCAGTCTCATCACCTTCTAACATACCTTTTTTAATACTTTTAATCGGAGCAGTATCATGAACATTACCAGATACAGATACTCTTTCACAATCAGAGTGAAAAGGCATAACCCAATGTTTTAACCAAGCAGGAAAGACAAACATATCTCCCTCTTTCGGAAAACATGATTGATAGGTTATAGAGTCTCTATTACCCTCTCCATACATAAACTGTATGCCTCCAGGTCCAGCACTCTTACCTTTATACGCTTCGTTTTCTTTTTTTAATTCATCAGGTATTGATAGATATATTACAAACGATAGTTTACCATCATGGTCATGTGGTGGATTAAACTCATGCTTACGTTGATAATTAACCCACAAAGCACTTAACACATACTCTGGTGCACCATGTTCAAATTTTTTATTTTGATGTCTTTGAAAACATTCGTTATAGACACCAAGATACGGTGATAAGAAAGGTATGATTTTATTTCTTTGTTCTTCCTTATAACCATATTCTTTTTCTATATGCCCTGCTAATCTATGTCTAAAATCTTCTTTAGTTTTTTTAGCTTCATCTAACAAAACTTTTTTAAAATCATCTTGTATTTTTAATTTAATTAAACAAGGTCCCCAATTATATGTGTTAACTGTTATTTTTACTTTTTCATCTTTCATTCTAAGCTCATTGCCTCCCTATATTGTTGTATGCTGACCACATTACCATCAAAAATATGTGGATCATAGTGGTCTATAATTTTTTCTACTTTTTGTAATTTAGTTTTAGACCAAGGCCAGATCAATCTACATACTTTGTATGCATCTCTAAATGTACAACGCCATTTGTATTGCATCAAGTATTTAGTTCCGTCTTTACGCAAACCTTTTCTTGGTTTACGAACAACAGTTCCAACACCTAAAACTTCATGGACCCAACGTATAACCATCTCATCAGTCATAGTTATTTCCATACTTATTCTTTGTGACATAGAATATCTGTAGCCTTTTCCGTTATGTGCTTTCTTTTTTTCTTTTCGTTTGGCATAATAGATACTACCTTCGCCATCAAAAAGTCCTGCAATATAAGCTATGTCTTCATTTGTTATCATGTGTTATAATCCATCTTAAAGTTGATGTTACAGGGTCGAACCCATCAAACTCTAGTTTAGTGCAACTTGTTAGAAGGACCGTCATCAATAAGATTATCAGTAACTGTCTCATAAAATTCTCCCTCCGAATCGCAATCCCAACATTGATGCACTTCACTTCTGTCTCTAAAATCTACAGAAGGGTCACCATCAATTTTTGCAACTCTGACATACCCATTACCGTGGCATGTCTCGCAAATGTGTACTTTAACTCTAGCTTTTTTTAATTTTGCCATTTAATTTTTTCGCTTTCTCATTTGCAATTGATTCAATTGTTTTTGCTATGGATAATTTGGCATCGGGCAATAATATCTTTGATAACGATTCCAATATCTTATATGTTTCTTTTGTTAGAGAAACATTTTTGTATTTACTCATGTCTGTCATAAGTGTTTTCCTTTCATTTTAATAACCCATATATAGGTGATATTATAGGATTGTCAATGAAAATTTTGTTAAGTATTATAATTTGTTCTAGTTTGGCTGGTGAATGTATGCCTCCATTTGATTGGCCTGAAACATTTAGAACTAAATATGATTGTTTAACTTTTGGGTATGAGGAGTCACTTAAAAAAATGAAAGAGATCGGCAGAGAAGAGGTTAATAAACACGGCATATATCTTAAATTTTACTGCACACCTGTGGATACGATTTGACAATATGGCAAGATTGTGGTAAAGGGAGATAATTTCTCACCATTACCTACCCTTGTTTTTCCCTCTTTAGGGTAGGTGTATCATCTACACATACAGCCAATAAAATATCCACTGTTATCTTTCATGACATGTAAATTTAATTTATCTACATATCCAGATAACTTTAATCTAAGTATGTCACAAAGATCAAGACAGTCTATTTCATCCGTCAATACCATTCCGTCCAATATATCTTTTGTTATTGGTATGAGATGGTAAAGTCCGTCGTTTAGAACTATAATATCCATATATTAATTTATACCAAAGTTTTTTATACTTTGGATCTTTCGTTTTGTTCCAGTTATTTGCCGCTTCGTCTATTTTTTGTTGTAACGTCATTGGTTCTTGTTCCATGATTCAAAACACTTTTTAACCCAGATGCTTTCATTTGCATATGAACACCATAAGGTTGCCATGCTTTTCTCATTAAGTTTAACTCTAACAACAGACTAGACCATTGTCCTTGCAATGCGCCATTAACTTTTATTGTTATTACTTTTTCTTTCATATAAATAATGTAGGATTTTTTAGGATAATGTCAAGGATTATTTGCCCTGGCCTCGGTATTTTTTGAAACTACGTCGACGGTTTTTGTTCATTTTTGCCTTGCTAGGATTACGTCCAATCGACGTTTTATGAAACATAGGAACGTGTGCAACTTTTGCGTATAAACCCTTAGACTTTTTCGCCATCGCCAAAGTATCCGTCAACTACAGATTGTAGTGTTGTTTTTTCTAATCTTGGTATGTAACTTATACAACCATTTATATGTTGTTCTAAATCTGCACCACATGTAATACATCTAAAATATTGTCTAGTTAAACCTACCAACATTGTATATTCATTACACGTTGGGCATATACCATTAACTATCTCAGTATGAAATCTTATTGTTTTTTCTGTCATATATCCTCTTATTCTTTATCACTTTTCTTTTGAAATGTCTAAGCTGCTTTGCTACTGGATTTCTTTTTTTGTTAATTTTTTTCATCAGTCTAATATTAATGCTTTTATAGACTTCTCTCCCATGTAGATCTCTGTCTCTGCCTTACCCTTGTAGCATTTGTAAGATACGGATTCTGAAAAAGTTCTTTCAGCTTCACGCTTGCCCCGAAGACATGAAGCCATATTATCTTGGATACGGTGTTCCTTGATCTCTCCATTGATGAACATAAGTAGGGCCACCACAGACTCTATCATTGTGAGCTCCCGTTTGTATATTTCATTTCTCTGTTTGCATCTTTTAATTTTTCAATGTCCACTAATACTTTGTCCATTTGTTTTCTTAAAAATTCTATGTTGACTTTGTTTAAAGCCATAGATTCTATATGTTTGTTTAATTTGTCCGTGGTCTTATAAAGATCTTCGATCATCATGAACTGCTCAGAATCAGCGGGCAATGAACCTAGTTGTCCACGTGGCCATTTTATTCTAAACTCTGAGTTTTCTTCTAAATCTTTTTCCATTAGCTGTATTCGAGTGTCAGCTATGTTTAATCTTTCTACAATCTGAAAGTAGCCCATAGTGCCGAGTGCTACAATTATAATTAGAGAGGCAACCGTTTTCATAGGCATCTGCACAGCCGCAGATTCAGATATTGTTAAAGGTTTTTTACTCATTTATTTTTGGTTTTGGTTGCGGAAGTATAATATCTTTTACCTCAATTTTCAATGACGTATGATCTACCGGCCTTACACAAAAAGCCAGTAAACTTAACAATATTATTAGTATCGCCGTAAATCTGTAATCCATAGCCACACCTCATTTTTTCTTTTCCTCTATTTCGTAGAAGAAGTTATCAGTGTCTTCTGTTCGCCACTGTTGTGTGTCCTCTACGTTCCAGTAATTAGTTTGAACCTTCCAATCAGGTATTTGATCTTTTACCGTAAACGATGGTATGTCCCAAATTAATCTATTGTTAGGTTGTGCAGCATAGTTACCGTCATTTAACGCTAACACATGAGCGCACTTGTGTTCGTGCGGAATCTCTGAATGATCAGTGTCAAGTATATTAGGTTCTGGATGAGCAAAGTCAACAGTAAATAAATATCTACCCCAATGCCATTTTTTATCTTTACCTATGTACTTACCTGATTGTGCTTCTAAAATATCCCAAGTAGTAACAGCAGGGTAATAAGAAAAACAATTCCACAATTGAAGTTCATCAAGTCTCTTGGATGGAACAGCTTCCGGTTGAAAACCACGTTGAATAAAAGCCGATATGGGTAAACGATAAAAGACAGCACCGTTCTCCATGATGGCATGGAAAAGGAGTGCCCTCCCTGTAATCGCTGTGACGCCGAAGATAATACAGTCTTCAACTTCGCCTTTATGTTTTTTAAGATCATATAAATACTCCCTTTTTATTTGGGCGTATTCTACAGGAATATTTGCATTTAAGTAAGCCATAATTTATCATTTTATTTGGCCCCAATTAGGACCAGATTCGTAGTCTACTTTGTTTGGTACTTCTAAGTCAACAGCAGATTCCATAATGTTTTTTATTTTATCTTCGTTGTTGTTTACAGATATATCAAGTTCATCATGCACTTGTATATGCGGTATGATACCTTCTTTGTACAAATCAACCATAGCTTTCTTTGTCATGTCAGCTGCTGACCCCTGTATTAGTTTATTTAATGCTTTGTATGTAAATGCTCTTTTGATCCCTGGTCCGTGTTCCGCGAGCGCTTCTTCGTGTGGCAATGCTTTATGTATTCCAAACTGATTGGGCTCCCATAAATTAAATCTACATCTACGACCAAGTAAAGTTCTAACACGACCTTTGTCCTGGGCTCTACGCATAACACTCTCCATCAACATTTTTACAAAAGGGACTTTGTCATGGTACGTTCTAAACAAATCTTCAGCGTTCTCTTTCGATACACCCAGCTCTGCTTGTAATTTATTTTTACCCATACCATAAAACAAACCAAGGTTAATTGTTTTAGCTTGATCTCTCGGTATGTCTGCCATGTCAGATACAATCTGATGAAAGTCTGCCTCACCATTATTATATGAATCTAATACCTCGTCCACACCATAGAGTCCATCAAGACTAGCATAGTGTGTAACAAGACGTGGTTCTTGTTGTGAATAATCAAAACATCCCCACTGACAACCTTCTTCTGGAATAAATAAACTTCTGATCCGTGGTCCAAGTTCCTTGTTACGTGCTGGTATCTGCTGTAAGTTTGGATTATTGTAACTGAATCTACCAGTCACAGTCCCACCACTATCTGATCTAATTTGATTTATCTCTGCATGTATTCTACCTTTATGTTGATGCTTTAGTATGGTATCTATAAATGTAGTATGAGATTTATTTATTTCCCTAGCACGAGATATCAATTTAACCAAGGGATGCGGATGATTCTGCAGAAAGTTCTTGGTAAATGATGGAGAATTTGTTTTGGCAGTCCGGTCAAAAGGTAGGCGAAGTTTTTCAAAAACTTGCGCAATCGATCGAGCAGCCCATATTTGGATATCTACTGATGTTTCTTTTTTTATTTTTTGTAGGCATTCTTTTTCTTCTGTTAATAGTTTGTGTTTTAATTGATTCGCTGCTTCAACGTCTACTCGCACGCCTAAAAATCGCATATCGACAAGGCAAGGAAAAAGTTCGGTCTCTAATTTAAATATATCCTCAACATCTTCTGACAACATTTGTTTTTTCATTTCTTGCCATAACTTGAAAGTTAGTTGAGCATCTTGCTCTGCATACTCACCCACATACATTGCAGGTAGTTTATACATTTCTGATTTAGCATCTACACCCCACAGGTCTGCAGTTTCTTTTAAAACAGTCTCATTTTTGCCTATTCCAATGTAATCTCGACCCATACTACCTAAATCGTATCTAAAGCGATTCTCGTCCACGAGAGAGCCAGCAATCATGGTATCTACTATAGTGCCATTGATTTTAAGACCCGCAGCTTTAATAAAACATACATCGTACATAGCGTTGTGAAATATCTTGATGGCGTCTGTATTTAACACATCTTGAAACCACTTTAGAACCATTCTAAAGTCCATATTACCACCACCTTCATGTGCTATTGGGTAGTATCCGGACCAACCTTCAACAGCAACCGCTATACCTACTATCTTACTTCTGCCTACAACAGAACCAGAACCAATTGTTTTTAAGTCAGGATCTTTTGTTTCTAAGTCTATTGCTATCTCATCGTGATTAGATAAATCAGGAAATTCTTGTGGTGGTAACCACTCTGTTTGTGGTTTAAATATCGGTTTCACCATAATCCCTCTCCATTATCATTTCTATAAAATGTATTGCTTTCAATAAATCTTGTTTCTTCCCTTTGTCTCTATGTCTTATTATGTATTTTATAGCACACCCTTCAGGATATAACAACTCATTCTCAACAACAAATTTGCTGGGTTGAATTTTATATTTTTGATAGTGTGATCCTCCGTGTTGCTTGTCCCATACTTTAGATGTCATATGCTTTTTTCCTTTGTGGTTCGATTATAAATAAATTGTCTTCGGTTCTTGTGCATGCAACGTAAAATAATCTGTGTGTGTCGTCTGGATTTTTTTCATAATCAATAAACGCTGCATTTGACAAGTCTGTTGTTACAACTACATTCTCTCTTTCATTACCTTTTACTCCATGTATTGTAGAGACACTTATTCTTGGGTCTCTAGTTAAGTCCTCTCCCGTCTTCATTAGTTTTGTTATCTTTCTTATATCTTCGTCCCCTAATTCATCCAATGCTTCTTGCCACTCTGCCTCTGTTTGTAAACCATATTTATTTTTTAAATCATCTATGCCATAAAACTGATCTTTAACCATAGCTTTAAATAATTTTTTATCCCAATTTTTATTCATCTTATTAAATATTTTTTTACAATCGTTGTAATGCATTGGTATACCAGTCTTTAATTCATCCCATTTTTGTATGATCTCGTATATATTTTTAACTCTTGGTGTTGCTTTTCTTCTTTGCCAATACAATCCTTTTTCATCTAACACATCACCTATGTCACTTAACATATAGTTTGCTGTGGCTAATACTAGCCACTTGCCTTTTGTAAAATCTATTTCATGTAAACTTTGACAACGTTTTACAGATCCTTCTTTTTCTTTTGGGTAATATTTTTTATCCACTCTGTTTTTAACTTTGTTAATAATTTTGTTTGCAAGTTCAAAAGGTTTTTGTGGCACCCTGTGTGATTGTTCTAATATTTCTCTTGTTCCTTCTAAATTTATAAAAGTATTTACATGTGCGCCATTCCATTTGTAAATACCCTGGTCGTCATCTCCTGCAATAAAAGAATCTGTAGAAGATTCTTCTATTCTTCTTACTAGCTTCCATTGTATTAAACTCAAGTCTTGTGCTTCGTCTACAAACATAACTCTTAATTTTGGTGTATCACTACTATTTAAAAATTTTTCTATCATATCTGGAAAATCAACTAAACCATTTTCTGTTTTATATCTTTGTAATTCCTCTGATATAATTTTTAATTTATTTAATGATATTTTTGAATTATCCTTTAGATGATAATACTTTACAGGATCTATTTCTTTTGATCTCGCTATGTTAATTAATTGTATGTATGGATTTTTAGAGTAAAAAACACCATCATGGTCCTCATCCTGTTGTGTGCCTTCTATCTCTATTCCCATTTTTTCACCTAATTCTTTATAGTGTTTTTCTTTCATAACCTGGTCTTTACTTAAACCAAGTTGATTAAAACAAAATGAGTGTAATGTTTGAAAGTATGGTAGGTCATCTAACAAAGATAATCTAAATTTAAGTGCAGCTCTTTCTTTACCTTCTATGGCAGCGTTCTTACTAAATGTAAAATATCCAATCTTACCAGGCTCAGTTGTCTCAAGAAATTTTTCTATGTGTTGCAATAGAGTATATGTTTTACCTGTGCCTGGTGGTCCGTATATTATAGTTCTCATATTATATTTTTTAATTTAATAAAACGTTCTTCGTATAATTCTAAAATTTTTCTCATATGTTTAATTTCTAAATCATTTTTTTGTTTGTTGATTATCCAACGAATAAAAATAATATTTTGAAATGTATATCCTTTTGTAGAATCTAAACGATCAACACTAATGTTATCCCAATTTCTTTTAAATTTTTTATCTTTTTCTTTTTTAAGACTCAACCCTATGTGTGTCATGGGTTTACCAGAAATAGCACAATTCATTCCACCATGTTTTTCTTTATGACTCAACCATAAGTCCCAAAATTGCTCCCAAGTTACGCTGCATTCATAAACGTGATTATTTTTATACTCTGATCTTTTTCTAGCATCATTAAATTTATCTCTATGTTTTATGCCATGATATCTAGATTTCATATAGTTTTCTTCGGTGTTTAATCTTTTAACAGCTAACTCTTTTAATTTTTCTTTCTCCTCTGGAGTTTTTTCAGAATATGGTTTTCCTCTGGATTTCTTTTTTTCTTTTTTAATTATTGATCCATCACTTAAAATTTCTACTTTTTGAATTGGTAATATCCCTAAAGGTCTTTGCCAACAAGATTGTATTCCAAGTTTTTGTTTTTTCTTTTTTACTGAACACTTTGATCTAACAATACCATACAGTTCTGTAAGTTCATGTGCAGTTTGTTCTACAGTATAGCCTTGATGCAATAATTGCTCTAGTTTTAAAATATGTTCGTCTTCCCAACGTTGTTCTTTTTTATTACGTCTAAAAGCGCGCATTAATAATTATCCTTTTTAAATGGTTTTGGTTTATATGTTTCTGGTTTTTTATCAAACCTAGATACAACAAACACAGATAGTTTGTGTTTACCTACACGCTTAGTTGTGCAGTTTAAATTATCTTTTAACATTTGTGATGTTCTTTGATACGGTACCTTCCAATGTTTTCTTGATAAATAATTATGAAAGAAGTTATCAAATACAAAGTGATGATAACCTTCTTTGGTATACGTACCACCATTTTTTAAATCTTCGTAGTCATCTTTTTGTATTCTGTTTACACAATAGTCTTCAAGATAGTTTCGTAATATATCTTTTGTGCCTGTGCCTTCTGCAGGTTCTGTAATTTCTGCATTTGTCAATAGTATGTTTGTAAGTTTTTTCCAGTCGTTTGTTTTTAGTGTTGGTGGATTTAATCTTAATTGTTTTACACACTCCTCTTGAAATAAACTTTGGTTTGTTAAATGTTTTGCAGAGTCAAGATATAATCTATCACCATCTACATTCATGTAATAATATGGTTCTTCTAACGCTACAACTTGTAAGTCTGTAAGATTTGGAAATGTAATTTCTTGTCCTATACCAAACTTTCTAGTCTTGCATAATTTTTTATCACACAAACTACACATAGGTTGATCATTACATTTATATCCCCAATCTTTTTTTTCGTGTTGTTTAGTTATTATATTTATCTCTGTATCCGATAAGGGTTGTGCCATCGCTGAATCATTAAATAACATTATTTTTGTTTTCCAGTTTTCTGGCCACTTAGATTTTGCATACACACCGTAATGAAATAATGCATTGTTTCTACCACCCTCTGTAACTTTATTTTGCATCATAAGTTCTATACATGGTGGACCATCAGAGTACGGTGTTTCTGGTCTTTTGATTTCTATTGTGCTGATGTCGTCTTGTTTATATCTTTCTACTAATTCAAAAAAACTTTCTAGTGTAGCAGCTTCGCCACTCTCAAGAAAGGCATATCTTGTTGTATTACTACAATTAAAGTATGGTAAATTAAGAAAATTTCCTGTATCATCTTTTGATTTTAATTCACGTTGTTTTGGAAAAACTTCTGACCCGCCGTAACCTAACACAGATCTAATCTCGTTTAATTTATCTTGCATCAAACCTGCTGATACATAATTAGTTGCAAATAAAAATACATGTGCACCACCAGACTTTGATCTACATACTACTAGTGGTAATTTAAATTGTTTAATTTTGTTTATGAGTTTTTGATGGTCAAAGCCTGCATAAGAATCTATGTCTATGCACCCCCACCTACATTTGTTTTCATCATTAATGGGTATGACACCCAAACTATCAACACCATCTAAATGTTTCTGCCATAGTTCATTAGTAACAGGTTCTCTTTTTACAAAAGATTTTCCTTTTACTTTTGTGCCATTCCCATTTGATTCACCTACGATGGTGACACCATGCGCACGGTCTAATCCTGCAAATATTTGTTTAAATTTTTCAATCATAATAAATGCAAGTGGGCGCTTCCCCTCTCGCTTCGGCGCCCACTACCTAGGATACTGTTAGTAATTTGAAGCCGACTTAGATGTCTCTTCAGTTCCGTGTTTTGCTTGTATCTCACCCTTACCTACAGATTCTGCAAAAGCTTTTGCCGAGTCGTAGATAGTTTTATCTGTGACTGGTCCTACTTTTGATACATCCCAACCAAACCATGTTCCTTTGTCGTTAGACATCTGAACAGTGGATAGTTTATAAATGTGGCTGTAAGTTGGCGGAGTAAACAAACCGTTCTTA